GGTGCGAGCAAGCCGCAGCTAAGATCGGGCAAGGGCAAAGCGCCTGCGTTCGCTACCAGCTGGTGAGGCCGTGAACATCCCCGCGCAAATCAGGGCCGGTGACACGGTGACGTGGCGCGATGAGGCGGCACGCGACAACCTCGGCGCTGCGATCGACGGCAGCAACCACGGGCTGACCTACTACCTGCGCACCAACACGAACCACCAGGGCGCAACGGTGGCCGGCGTGACGGTGGCGGGCACACCGGCAGGCAGCGGGTGGACGTTCACGATCGCCAAGACCACCACCGACGGCTTCGCCAGCGGGCAGTGGTACTGGCAGGCGGTGGCCACCGCGACGACCGGCGGTGCGGTCACGACGTTGGGCGCTGGCCAGCTGACGGTGCTGCCTGGTCTGGACTACACCGGCCAGCCGAGCGCGTTCGACGGCCGCAGCCAAGCGCAGAAGGATCTTGAGGCGGTGCAGGCGGCGATCCGCGCGATCGTCTCCGGCGGCGTGGTGCAGGAGTACAAGATCGGCACGCGCAGCCTGAAGAAGTACGAGATGGCGGACCTGATCCAGCTGGAAAGCAAGCTGAAGGCGGAGGTTAAGCGCGAACAGGCGGCCACAATGGTCGCAAATGGGCTCGGAAGCCCGCACAACCTGTTCGTGAGGTTCTGATGGGCGTCCGCAGCGCAATTCTGGGCTGGCTGCAGCGCGGAACACCGGAACCGGTGAAGGCACCGCGGCGGCGGATGTATGAGGGCGCGAAGTTCTCGCGGCTGACGGCCGACTGGGTGACGGGCAACACCAGCGCGGACAGCGAGGTGTACGGCTCGGCGCAGAAGCTGCGCGATCGGGCACGGCAGCTGTGCCGCGACAACGACTACGCCAGGCAGGCGCTGCGTGCCATCGAGGGCAACGTGGTGGGGCAGGGCATCCCGTTTCAGGCGCAGGTGCGGATGCTGCGCGGCGGCCGGCTGGATGGTGGCATCAACGATCAGATCGAGCAGGCATGGCGCCAGTGGATCAAGGCGCGGCATTGCCACACCGGCGGCAAGCTGACGTTCCACGACATCGAGCGGCTGGTGGTGCGCGCGTGCGCCGAGTCCGGCGAGGTGTTCGTGCGGCTGGTGAAGCAGCCGTTCGGCGGCAGCAGCGTGCCGCTCGCGATCGAGGTGCTCGAGGCTGATCTGCTGGACGACGGGCTCAACGGCCGCAGCCAGCAGGGCAACGAAATCAGGATGGGCGTCGAGGTGGACACCTGGGGCCGCCCGGTGGCCTATCACTTCCTCGCCTATCACCCCGGCGATTATCAGTTCAGCAACCAGCAGATCTCGACGCAGCGGCACAAGCGCGTGCCGGCCGAGGAGGTGATCCACCTCTACCGGATGGAGCGGCCGGGGCAGACCCGCGGCGTGACGTGGTTCGCCAGCGCGATCCAGCGGCTGCATCACCTGCAGGGCTACGAGCAGGCGGAGGTGGTGCGCGCGCGTGCGAGCTCGGCGCTGATGGGCTTCATCACCAGCCCCGAGGGTGAGCTGCAGGGCGATGAGGTGATGAACGGCGAGCGGGTGTCGAATTTCGAGCCCGGCGTGTTCAAGTATCTGGCGCCCGGCGAGTCCGTGAGCGTGCCGCAGCTGGACGCCCCGGATGGGCAGTTCGAGCCGTTCCTGCGGGCGATGCTCCGCGCGATGGCGGCCGGTGTCGGCTGTAGCTACGAGACGATCAGCCGCGACTTCAGCCAGACCAACTATTCCAGCAGCCGGCTGAGCCTGCTGGAGGACCGCGACCACTGGCGCATCCTGCAGAACTGGCTGATCGAGAACCTGCACCAGCGGGTGTTCGATGCCTGGCTCGACATGGCCGTGCTGAGCGGTGCGCTGCCGCTGCCGAACTACGAGCTGCAGGCCGATCGCTACAAGGCGGTGCGGTGGATGCCGCGCGGCTGGGCATGGGTGGACCCGGCCAAGGAGGTGGAGGCCTACGCACTGGCGGTGCGCAACGGCTTCAAGACCCTCAGCGAGGTGGTCGCGGAGCAAGGCGGCGACCTCGAGGAGCTGATGCGCGCACGCCGGCAGGAGCTGGATGATGCCGAGCAGCTGGACCTGAAGTTCGACACCGACCCGAGCGCCGATGTGGTGCCGGCCGGTAACGCAGCAGTGGCTGCCGATAATGGGACAGACAACCCGGACAACACCGATGGATCTATCGCGTGACCTTGAAGGGCAACTGTTGAAACGCTCGGAGGTTGCTGACTTCACGGTCAGCGAAGACGAGCGGTCGATTGAGTTCCCCTTTTCGAGCGAGTTTCCTGTCGCTCGCTACTTCGGCAATGAAGTGCTGAGCCACGATGAGCGCAGCGCTGATCTTTCGCGGCTGAATGATTCTGCGCCGCTGCTGTTCAACCACGATCCCGACAAGGTGATCGGTGTTGTTGAGCGCGCGTGGATCGATGGCAAGAAGAAACGCGGCTACGCCAAGGTGAAGTTCAGCCGCAACGCCTTCGCGCAGGAAGTGCTCGCGGATGTGCGTGACGGCGTGCTGCGCAACGTAAGCTTCGGCTACGCGATCAACGACATGGAGCAACGCGGCAGCGGTGATTTCGTCGCTACCAGCTGGGCTCCCTACGAAGTGAGCGTGGTTAGCATACCTGCAGACCCCACTGTGGGTGTGGGTCGGTCTCTCGAGGCCGATCCTGCGGCCTCCGCCGCATCACCAACCCCCCAACCAGAACCTGAGGTTCCGATGGAAAACACCCCCGACATCTCGGCGGTGCGGGCTGAAGCGGCTCAAGAGGCTGCCAAGGCTGAGCGCGCCCGCATCTCCGGCATCACTGCTCTGACCGAAAAGCACGGCATGGCTGATCTCGGCCGCCAGCTGATCGAGGGTGGCCGCAGCCTCGACGAGGCTCGCGCTGCTGTGCTCGAGAAGATCGGCGCCAAGGTTGAGCCCGTGGCCGAGAAGGCATCCGACGTTGGCATGACCGAGAAGGAGGTGCGCAGCTTCTCCTTCCAGCGCGCCATCAACGCACTGGCCAACCCCCAGGACCGCAAGCTGTGGGAAGCCGCTGCATTCGAGCGTGAGTGCTCCGAAGCTGCTTCCGCCAAGGCCGGCAAGACCGCGCAGGGCATCATGGTGCCCAACGAAGTGCTGCGCCGCGACCTGACCGTGGCATCGGCCGCTTCGGCTGGTGATCTGGTCGGCACCGACTTCCGCCCCGGCTCCTTCATCGAGCTGCTGCGCAACCGCTCCGCCCTTGCTGGTCTGGGTGTCACCTCGCTGACCGGCCTCTCCGGCAACGTGGCGATCCCTCGCCAGACCGGCGCTGCAACCGCCTACTGGGTGGCTGAGTCCGGTTCTCCCACCGAGAGCAACCAGACCGTCGATCAGGTGAACCTGAGCCCCAAGACCGTGGGCGCCTTCACCGACTACAGCCGTCGCCTGATGCTGCAGTCCAGCATCGACGTGGAGCAGATGATCCGCCAGGATCTCGCCACCGTGCTGGCACTGGAGATCGACCGCGTGGGTCTCTACGGCCTGGGCAACTCCAACCAGCCTCTGGGCATCAAGCTCACCACCGGCATCAACACCAAGGACTTCGCAGCCAACACCCCGACTTACGCCGAGGTGGTGGACATGGAGAGCCTGATCGCTGCCGATAACGCCGACATCGGCGCTATGGCCTACCTGATGAACGCCTCCATGCGCGGCGCTCTGAAGACCAAGGACAAGGGCACCGACACTGGCGCCTACGTGTTCGAGCCCGGCGGCACCGTCAACGGCTACAACGCCGTGGTGTCCAACCAGGTGGCTGCCAACGACATCTTCTTTGCCGTCTGGAGCCAGCTGATCATGGCGATGTGGTCTGGTCTGGATCTCACCGTGGATCCCTACACCCACAGCACCAGCGGCACCGTGCGCGTGGTGGCTCTGCAGGATGTGGACTTCGCCGTCCGTCATCCTGAGGGCTTCTGCCGCGGCAACAACACCCTCTGATCTGCAGGAGGCGGGGCGGCCTAACGGCTGCCCCTTGAACCTATGAAGATCAGGATCCTGCACGACACTGTTGCTGGTGGTCAGTCGGTCAAGGCCGGCGATGTGGTGGAGGCCTCAGCGGCTGACATTCGCTACCTGGTGGCAGTGCAGAAGGCGGAGCTGGTGACTGAGCCCGAGCCCGCACCCGAGCCTCAGGAGGCTCCCAAACGCAAACCCCGCACCAAGGTGACCACCGATGGCGATCTACCAGCAGACGATTGAGAAGCTGCAGCACTTCCCGCTGCACCCCGTGGCGCAGGAAACTGCCACCTTCACCGGTGCGACCACCAACATCGCCGACCTGCTCGAGTTCGACGGCGAGATCCAGGTGATCCTCGACGCTGGCGCAGCTGGTGGCTCCGGCACCATGACCGGCAAGATCCAGCACAGCGACACCACCACCGGCGGCGACTTCTCCGATGTCACCGGCGGCGGCTTCACTGCTGTGGCACAGGCTGCCAGCAAGCAGGTGATCACGCTCAACCGCGATGAGCTGAAGCGTTACATCCGCTTCGTCGGCACCATCGCTTCCAGCGGCACCACCACCTACTCCGTGCAGGGCTACGGCCTGAAGAAGTACGGCTGATGGCGATCACCGAGGATCTGAACGGGTTCCTCGACGACTTCGGCGTCAGCTGCACGGCTGGCGCCGTTTCGGCGTTGGGCATCCTCGACATGCCGAGCCAGATCATCTCTGGCGACATGGTGCTGAGCACCGACTACTCGCTGACCGCCCGTGCGGCGGATTTCGGCGGCCTGAAATACGGCGACGCGATCACGGTGGCTGGCGTGGCCTACACGGTGCGCGAGACGCGGCTGATCGACGATGGCGCCTTCGTTGAGATCGGACTGCAGAAGGTATGACCACCAAGCGCGAGACGATCCTGGCCGCGGTCCGCACCGCACTTACGGGCACCACTGGCGTGAGCACGCGGATCTACCGCAGCCGCGTGGAGCCGGTGAGCCGTGCCGAGAGCCCAGCGCTGGTGGTGGAGCCCCTCAGCGACACCGCGGCGCAGAACACGGCACTGCCGACGCTCGACTGGTCGATGATCGTGCGCATCACGGTGATCGTGCGCGGTGCGGTGCCTGATCAGCTCGCGGATCCGATCATCGAGAGCCTGCACAGCAAGGTCATGGCGGACCTGACGCTCGGCGGCTACGCGATCGATGTGCAGCCGATCGGTGTCACCTTCAACTTCACAGAAGCGGACGGCGCGGCTGGAGAAATCCAGTGCGACTATCGTGTGATGTATCGAACCTCCGTCACAAATCTGGCGAGCTGATCATGGCTACGATGGTCGATGAATACTGGGGTCAGGGCGGGACTTACCTGCTGGACTCCAAAACCGGCAAACGGAAGCTCATCGAGCGGACAGAGCCGGCCACTTCCTCCGAACCCCCCGAAGAGGTAACGAGCAATGCCGCTCCTGAGCCGCAAACGCCTGATCCTGGCGAAGACTGAAAGCACCTACGGGACTGATCCCACCCCGACCGGCTCGGCGAACGCCATCCTGGTGCGGAACCTTGAGATCACCCCGCTGCAGGCTGACACCGTTACCCGCGACCTGATCCGGCCGTATCTGGGCAACAGCGATCAGCTGCTGGCGCAGACCCGCGTGGAGGTGACATTCGAGGTGGAACTGGCCGGCTCCGGCACTGCCGGCACTGCGCCTGCCTACGGCCCGGTGTTGAAGGCCTGCGGTCTGTCTGAGACCGTGGTGGCCACCACCAGCGTCACCTATGCGCCGGTGAGCGCGAGCTTCAGCTCGGTGACCATCTACTTCCACAACGACGGCATCCGCCACAAGGTGACCGGCTGCCGCGGCACCTTTGAGCTCAACGCCGAGGTGGGGCAGATCCCGGTGATCTCTTTCACCATGACGGGCATCTACAACGCTCCCACCGACGAAAGCCTGCCCAGCCCCACCTACGCCAACCAGGCCGCTCCGCTGATCTTCAAGAACGGCAACACCTCCAACTTCTCCATCTTCAGCTACAGCGGCTGCCTGCAGTCCCTGAACTTCCAGCTGGCGAACGAGGTGATCTACCGCGAGCTGGTGGGCTGCACGAAGGAGTCGCTGATCGTGAACCGCGCACCCGCTGGTGATGTGGTGATCGAGGCGCCCAGCATCGCCACCAAGGACTTCTTCACGATCGCCACGGGCTCGAGCACTGGCTCGATCAGCTTCCAGCACGGCGGCACGGCCGGAAACATCGTGACCTTCACGACTGCCCAATCCGACATCGCCAACCCCAGCTACTCTGACCAGGACGGCATCCAGATGCTGAACCTGCCCTATGTTGCGGTGCCAACCAGCGCCGGCAACGATGAGCTGAGCCTGGCCTACACCTGATCCACGGAGCTACTGCATGGCTTTTGTTCTCGCTCAAACTGAGAGCTACAGCTGGCCGGTCACTGTCGAGTTCCCCATCGATGGTGGCCGGTTCGAGAAACAATCCTTCGATGCAGTCTTCAAGCGGCTGCCACAGCAGCGCATCCGCGAGATCTGGGACCTGATCCAGGCCGGTGATCTCAACGATGACGAGCTGTGCGCCGAGGTGCTGACCGGCTGGAAGGGCATCCAGGACGCCAAGGGTGAGGAGGTGCGCTTCAGCGAGAAGGCGAAGGCCGACCTGCTGAACGTGCCTCTGGTCGCCGCGGCCGTGGTGACCGCATGGCTGGAGAGCTTGGCGAAGGGCAAACGAAAAAACTGACCGAGGCCGCCGAGCACTGGGCCGGCGGCGGCGTCGTTGATGAGTCACAGGATGATGCGGCTGCGTTCGGGCTTGATCTGCCCGAGCAGGCCTCATCCGAGGACTTTGAGGTATGGCCTGAGAACTGGGATGCGGTGCTGATGTTCCTGCGCATCTCAACGCAGTGGCGCACATCGATGGGCGGGCCGATCGGGCTCGATTACGGCGCCTTGGAATGGCTCTTTAGACTGTACGAAGTGACGGAGCCGCGCTCCCTCCTGGAGGATCTGCAGGTCATGGAAGGCGCGGCACTGACAGCGATGGCAAAGGAGGGTTGATCCATGGCGATGACCCTCGACACGGCGATCAAGTTCACCGCCAAGCTGGAAGGGCAGGGGCTCGATCAGCTGAAGCGCGGCCTGCAGGGCATGGCGCAGCAGGCCAACCGCTCGAGCAAGGATCTCGATCGGCTCTACGCGGCGAACAAGAAGCTGGCGCAGGCGGCCGGTGGTTCGCTCAACTCGCTGCAGCGGCAGATCACGGTGATGACGAACCTGCGCAACGAAGCGCAGATCGGCAGCCGGCAGTTCAAGTTCTACACCTCCGAGCTGGAGAAGCTGCAGCGGCAGCAGGCCAAGCTGAACGGCGCCACTCGCGGCGGCGGCGGTGGACTGCTGGCGATGGGCGGCAGCCTTGGCGGCCTCGCGGCGGCTGCTGGCGGTGCGCTGGCGGTGAAGTTCGTCGCTGACGTGGGTCTGCAGGCCGAAAGCGCGCAGGTGCGGCTCAAGGCGCTGACCGATGAGTTTGGCGAATACAACGAAGCGCAGGCGGCCGCGGCACGGATCGCGCAGACGCTGCGCATCAGCACCACCGAGGCGCAGGGCAGCTTCGCCTCGCTCTACGCATCTCTGCGCCCGACCGGCATCACCATTCAGGAGCTGGAGAAGGCCTTCATCGGCTTCTCGGCGGCCGCGCGCAACAGCGGGGCGACGGCGCAGGAAACCAGCAACGCACTGATCCAGCTGAAGCAGGGTCTGGCCTCCGGCGTGCTGCAGGGTGAGGAACTGCGCTCCATCCGTGAGCAGGCGCCACTGGCGGCGCAGGCGATCGCCAAGGAGCTCGGCGTCTCGATCGGCGAGCTGAAGGATCTGGCAGCCCAAGGGCAGGTCACCACCGACGTGGTGCTGCGGGCACTGGGCAAGCTGCAGGACACGCAGCTCGGCAAGCTGAACGCGCAGTTCCAGACCGGCGCGCAGGCGCTGGCTGACCTGCAGAACGAGCTGCGCCGCACGGGCGAAGGCATCGCCAAGGCCTTCGGACCGGCCGCGATCGCACTGCTGCGTGGCTTCACCAGCGCGCTGCAGCGGGTGTCTGATGCGCTGCGGCTGAATGAAGGCGCACAGGAGCGCGAGGCGGACCGGATCCGCGCCACCATCCAGGCGCAGAAGGAAGCCAGCAAGAAGTTCGGCATTGGCGGCTTCTTCCGCTACGGCTTCGAGATCGACCGCTTCCAGAACCAGCGCGCTGAGGAGCTGTTCGCGCAGTTCCAGGCTGAGCGGCGCCAGCGCGCGATGGGCTCAATGGGCGACAACCCGACAGCCGACCAGCGCGAAGCGCGTGAGGCCGCAGCCGGCGAGCGTGAGGCGGCACGCCAGCGTGCGCGGAAGGAGGCGCTGGAGGACGAGCTGAAGATCCGCAAGGACGCGGAGGAGAAGCTTGCGGATGCGGCGCAACGCAACGCCGAGCAGATCGCCGACTTCCAGCGCGAGACGGTCAAGCGCGCGATGGAGCTCGAGCGCGATCTCGCCGATGAGCGGCTGAAGATCGAGCGGCAGATCGCCGACACGCGCACCAAGCTGCAGCAGACGCTGGAGGATCGCGCGCTCGAGGCCGAGCGGCAGCGGCTGGCAGCTGCGGGGCTCTCCACCGAGGGCATCGAGACCGCCAAGGAGGTGAAGGAGATTTTCCGCCGCTATGACGAGCAGCGGATCGAGAACGAGCGCGGCGCCGTCGATGCTCAGACCGATCTGCAGCGCCGGCTGGAGGAGTTCAAGATCAGCGTGGCCGAGGGCATCGGCAAGCTGCAGGAGGGCTACGCGCGCCAGGTCAGCAACATCCTGCAGGACGCAGGCGAGAAGCTGGCGGAGAAGATGAAGCAGGGCGCGGCCGATGCTGCTGCCACGCTCGGCGGCGCAGGTGGTGCAGGTGGTGCGCTCGGCCCGAACCAGCTGATGCCGGGCTCTGTCGGCCGCGGCCAGCTGAAGGTCGGTCAGCTGAAGGCGCTGGCGCTGGCGGCCGGCTTTAATGACCGCGATGCGTCGATCATGGCGGCGATCGCCATGGCCGAGTCTGGCGGCCGCAGCAACGCGCACAACAACAACGCAGCCACCGGCGACAACAGCTACGGCCTCTGGCAGGTCAACATGCTCGGCCGCATGGGACCGGAGCGGCGGCGATCGTTCGGCATCGGCAGCAATGAGGCGCTGTTCGATCCGGCGGTGAACGCCAGCGCCGCGCGCAAGGTATTTGAGAGCCAGGGCTTCGGTGCGTGGTCGGTGTTCAAGTCCGGCGCCTACAGGCAGTTTCTGCCGCAGGCCATGCGTGCCGGCGCTGCACCGATGGCGCCTGCGCTGCCCCCGGCAACCGCTCCGGCCATGGCTGGCGTGACGCAGGCCGGTGCCAACCTCAGCGCCGCGCAGGGTGCGCTCGCCAGTCAGCAGCAGCGGCTGAACGAGCTGCAGACCATCACGGCGCTGGAGCAGAAATACGGCGCGATCACCGATGCGCTCAGCAGCCAGCAAGAGGCGGCCGGTAACAAGCTGCGCGATGAGGTGCGCTATTTCGAGCTGCTGAAGCAGGGCATCAGTCCCGAGATCGCCAAGCAGCGTGTGGAGCTGGAGGCAACGGCCGCGATCGAGCAGGAGAAGCTGCTGGCGATGGAGGCCGAGCTGCAGGCGAAGATCGCCACGCTGCCGGTGGAGAGCAGCCTGCGCCAAGAGCTCGAGAAGCAGGTGCAGGCGATCGAGGACCGGCTGAACCTGCAGGGGCAGCTGGTGAACAAGACGCTCGAGCTGGCGGATGCTGAGCGCAAGGCACGCGAGGAGCGCGAGAAGAGCGAGCAGCGCGCGGCTGAGATCAAGGAGCTCTACAGCAACATCAAGGGCACCATCGCAGAGGGCATCATCGGCGGCATTGAGGCCACCATCGAGGCGGCCATGACCGGCGCGGAGGACCTTGAGGAGCAGCTCAAGCAGATCGCAGCCGGCGTGCTGAAGCAGATCGGCAGTGCGCTGCTGCGCTTCGGCCTCAACTCGCTGTTCCCCGGCTTCGGCTTCGCCAACGGCGGCATCATGACTTCCAGCGGGCCGGCACCGCTCAAGAAGTATTCCCAGGGCGGCATCGCCAACCGACCGCAGCTGGCGCTTTACGGCGAGGGCAGCAAGCCTGAGGCCTATGTGCCGCTGCCTGATGGCCGGCGCATCCCCGTGGCGCTGCAGGGGCAGGACAAGATGCGCGAGGCCATGGGTGCAGGGCCGACGCAGGGCATGGGCGCCCCGGTGCTGAACATGAGCTTCCAGAGCACCAACATCGGCGGCGTCGAATACGTCAGCCGCGATCAGCTGGAGGCCGCCATGGCCGAAACCCGGCGCGCTGCATCCCGAGACGGTGCGAAGCGTGGAATGACCATGACGCTCGATAAACTGCAGCAGAGCCCGTCCACCCGAACCCGTGTGGGGCTGCGCTGATGGCTGAGCAGTTCCCCCGGATCAAGCCGACCACCCGAGCGTTCAAGCTCGGCACCTTCCCGGTGAAGACCTACCGGGCGCTGTCGGGTGCGACCGTGAAACGCGCCTTCGGCAGCCGCCCCAGCGGATTCGAGCTGCAGCTCGGCTTCGACAACATCCCGGACGCCACCACCGAGCAGCTGCTGGCGCACTACAACGGCAGCTCTGGCGGCTTTGATCGCTTCACCCTGCCGGCTGACCTGTTCGCCGGCATGACCACCACGCTGCGCGGCTACATCCAGGCACCGACCAGCATCCGCTGGGAGTATGCCGGGCCGCCCGAGGTGCAGTCGGTCTACACCGGCCGCAGCCGTGTCTCGATCACCCTCATTGGTGAGCTCGACTTCTGATGGCCGAGATCCGCATCTGCCAGTTCTTCAAGCTGCTGACGACCGATGGCGTCACGCACCGCT